CAGTGGGGATAATGTCTACACTTTATAGGAAACCGGATCAGATCATTCAACCGTGGATGTTCGGCGATCAGGCGCAAAAGTCTACCTGTCTATGGTTGAAGAACCTTCCATTGTTAGTGCCTACCAACATTGTAGACAAAGGCGAATTCTACGTGTCGCCCAGCGGTAAAAAGATGCCACTGTGGTTCTCTAAGCATAAATCCGCTAAGATACGCAGCACTACCTTTGACGGTATCGCTCAAGCAATGGCCAACCAGTGGGGGAATCTGTAATGTATGCTGTCGTGTTTAAGTCAACAGGCATTGTCGCCTATCGCAACAGTGACCGGGTACAATGTAAACTGTGGGCACTGTGGAATGACCATCCCGATGCCAATGGTGAGCCGATGGGACTATTTCACATTGTGAAAATGAAAGGCTAACATGGAATTCGTCTATTCTGTCGGCACCTTTGACAAGGTTGTCCACGTATGGCTTGTCCACGATCCTGGCTTTTATGAGCTAGAATTGATAGACTACGACACTGGGGAAACCCTACAATCCCGAACATTCGAGGGTTTGGAGGAAGACGCAATTGAGGAATCTAGGCAATGGCTAAAGACAATCTAGGCAAGGAAGGGGTCAGGAAGGCCCTTAAAAGGCCCGTAGAGGCGCTATCGTGGGTCGGGGAATACCAAGGTAGCCTGAAGCGTTGTTCATTGCTTAAACACTGGCCATTTCCAACCTTCAAAGGTCAACCGCTGGAACCAGTTAAGCATCCTAGACAACCTAGGGTAAACCCTGAGTGGTCAGATGCACTGTTGTAAATAAACAACACTTGAAAGGAATCACTATGCGCTGTCAGTGCTGTAACAAGAACCTGAACGATTATGAGTCAACACGCAAGCATGCCCTTACGGGGGCTTACCTTGACCTGTGCAATGGGTGTTTCGCTGAGGTGTCCACAATGGCTGATGTGCCTGTCACTACAAGGGAAGACCTTGCGAACTGTGTGGACATTGAAGAATCTGTTGACACGGACACGGAAGACATGTACAATGATCTGTATAGAGAAGACAACATAAAAGAGTAATGTTATAAGTAGACTATTAATAGTAGACTTATAATGTAAGATAACTGTTAATGTTAACTTTTAAGAGGAAATCATGCACGTTGACGACGATCTGAGCACCCTGGAAGGGGAATATCTGAGGTCTTTAGGTGACAATCAAGCATTCCAGGAAGAATGCTACTACTTTGGGACTGTCCATGCCATTGTCGATTTGATGCGTCTTTATGGGTTTGATGTCGTAATGAAGGACATAAACCGTGTGATGTCTGAGTGGGACGATGATCGATGATCGTCTTATTGTCAACTGTTCTTGTGGTGGTCTTATCATGTCTGATCGAAAAGTAATCAAGATTCAAGTTAAAGGCTGTTCCGATGGTCTGTTTTGGTACAGTCAACACATCGGTGAGCAGTTCGATGTTGTCTGGTTTGACCCTGACGAGGCTGTGTTCTGGGTTCGTGAGCGTGACCAATACAGCGCACGCAACTGGATCGCTTGCAGGGATGCTGAGGTGATACAATGAGTGCATGGCTGATCGCTGTAACGGGCTTGATCTACCTCGGCGTAGCCCTGGAGCAGCTATACAAAGGCAATACGCCTATGTTTGTCTGCTACATTGGCTACGCATTCGCTAACATTGGACTCTATAGGATGGCATCGTGACCTTTATCTTTGAAACCTACATGGGTGACTGTTTGGTGACGGTTGAGGCTAAGATTCACCGGAACTACCGAGCCTCTATCCTGTCTCTGGCCATTGACGACAAGGAATTCCCTGTGGACAGCCTCAACGCCAAGGCACTGCAACGCCTGGAAGACGAAGCAGACGAGAAAGCAGCAGAGGTGCAGAATGAATACTAAAATGCTCACGAAGGTACGCAAACTGTGGAATAACCCTGACGCCAGTGCGGAATTAAACCGTGCTAACATGCGAAAATGGGTGAAATCTGTTAGAATGTTGGGTTCTAATTGGCTTTTGGCTGTTCCTGTGGAGAAGAAATCTTGACAGAATCAAAGTTCGTTAAGCATATTGAATGCCCTTCGTGTAAAAGTTCAGACGCTAATGCTCTGTACGATGACGGGCACACTCACTGCTTCGCTTGTAACACTACGAGGGTAAGCGTGGAAGACGTACAAGAAGCACCGAAACCGCCCAAGGCTAAAAGCCTGAGCGTTAGCGGCACTGTCAGGGGCATCCCTGAGCGTGGTATCAATCGACAAACCTGTGAAAAGTTCGGAGTCCTGCAAGATGATTCAAACCATTATTACCCGTATCTTGACAATGATTCTACCGTCGTCGCTTACAAGGTCAGGAATGTAGAAGAAAAGAAGTTCTCCATCCGTGGAGACTTCCAACAGGCTAAGCTGTTTGGTCAAAACCTGTTCCATCAGGGAGGTAAGTATGTCACTTTGGTTGAAGGCGAACTGGATGCCCTTGCTGCTTACCAACTTACCGGGAGTCAGTGGCCTGTTGTGTCTATCCGTAACGGTGCTAACGCAGCCCTGAAGGACTGCAAGGCACAGTTCGAGTGGCTGGACAGTTTCGAGAACATTGTAATCTGCTTTGATGCTGATGAGCCTGGACGCAAGGCAGCCAAAGAAGTGGCTGAGTTGTTTGGGCCTAAGGCGAAGATCGTAAAACATCTGTCGGGGTTCAAAGATGCTTGTGACTACCTCATTGCTGGCGCGACTAAGGAATTTGTTTCGGAGTGGTGGAAAGCAGAAGTCTATGTACCGGACGGTATCGTTAACTCGGCTGATCTGTGGGACTCTGTTAGCACTCCCGAGCAGCCTGCTAAGGCGCATTACCCGTGGAAAGGACTGAACAAGCTGCTGTACGGCATCCGTGACGCTGAACTGATTACCGTCACAGCCGGGTCAGGGCTTGGTAAGAGTCAGTTCCTGCGGGAAATCCTGTACGGACTGCTCAAGACCACGGACTGGAAGATCGGAGCCATGTTCCTGGAAGAGTCTGTGCGCAAGACAGCACGAAGCATCATGTCAGTACACGCTAACAAGATGCTACACTTGCCAGACACTCCAGTGACCGGCGAAGAACTGAAGGATGCCTTCGATGCGACTCTGGGAACCGGGCGTGTATTCCTGTTCGACCACTTCGGGTCACTAGAGATTGAGAATGTGCTGAACCGTATCCGTTACATGGCCAAGGCACTTGACTGTAAGGTTGTGTTCCTGGATCACATCAGTATCGTGGTGTCAGGGCAGGACTTGGGCGATGAGCGTAAGGCCATTGACAATCTGATGACTAAGCTGCGGACACTGGTACAGGAACTGGGGATTACGTTGTTCTGTGTGTCTCACCTTCGCAGGCCCACAGGCAATGCAGGGCACGAGGATGGACAGGCAGTGTCGTTGTCTCAGTTGCGTGGATCAGGGGCCATTGCTCAGTTGTCGGACGCAGTGATTACACTGGAGCGTAACAGCATGGCAGAGGATCACAATGACAGGCACACGACAAAGGTTTCAGTGGCCAAGAACAGGTACAATGGCTACACCGGCCCTGCGTGTCATCTGTTGTTTGACACTTACACAGGCAGAATGCTTGAGGTTGAGGAAACATTATGATGGACATAGAATCACTCGTGGCTCGGGTGTGGGAACTGGAGGGGAAGTATGACGAGCTACTAAGGAATCACCAGAGTCTAATCCACGAGTATGAAGAACTGAAAGCCAGATATGAAAAGGCTAGTGCTGGACATCGAAACATCGACGGATCACCGTACGATTCACTTGGTAATCACTAAAGACATTGACAGTAAAGAGATAAAGACATGGAAGGAAGCCGCGACCCTCGGGGCGTATTTAAAGGACGCTACGTTAATAATCGGCCAAAACATTCTGGCGTTCGATGCACCGATCCTAAATCGTACTTGGCAGACGAGGATTCGTTTGAGCCAATGCTACGATACTCTAATAGTGTCAAGGCTGCTAGATCCGAGTCGAGAGCAAGGACACAGCCTGGAGGCATGGGGGAAGACACTCGGGAAGGAAAAGATTGACTACGCTACACGCTGGGAAGAACTTGCTGGACGGCAGCAGGCTTACAAGGGTGAATGCTTTGACAATCCTTTCCCTGACCTTCTGGTGGAATACTGTACGGCAGACGTAGAAGTCACTGAACTGCTGTACCGTAGGCTGACAGAGGAAGTCACCCGCAAGGAGTTCAGTCAGGAGTCTGTTGACCTTGAGCACAAGGTTGCAGCCATCATTGCGGAGCAGGAACGAAATGGTTTCAAGTTGGATCAAGAGTACGCAACCCTGCTACTTGTTGACATCAAGGGAAGAATGGCAGAAGTATATGAGTCAATGCAGCAGCGATGGCCATCCTACGAAGTCCCACGAGTCAGCGAAAAGACAGGAAAGCAACTCAAGCCGTTGTTGGTTACTTTCAACCCAGGATCACGCAAGCAGATCGGAGAAAAGCTGATTGAGCTTGGGTGGAAGCCAGAGAAGTTCACCGAGACAGGACAGCCGATGGTTGACGAATCCATCCTGTCGAAGATCGAACTTCCGGAGGCTAAACTGATTGCTGAGTACCTGATGCTACAGAAGCGTGTGGCACAGATCGAGTCTTGGATGGAGGCTGTAGGCTCTGACGGCAGGGTGCATGGTAGGGTTATCACTAACGGCGCTGTGACAGGC